AGGGATGTCAAGCAAAAAGTTAGGTTAAAACGAAAAAAAGTTCTTGCAATTCGATTAAAAATGACTTACAATGGATTTAACAAAAAAAGGGGTGAATCCAATGGGGCAAGAAGAAATCTGTGCAGTTTTCGCACGGAATCTAAATAAATTGATGATCCGGGAGAACTTGAAGCAAAGCGATCTCGTATTAAAATTGAAAGTATCGAAAGCCCAGGTATCAGATTGGTGCGCCGGGAAGAACATTCCCAGATCGAACTATCTGGCTTCGCTGGTAGACCTATTCGGCTGCCAGCTTTCGGAACTCATGAGCGAAAAACAGCCCGCCCCCACGAATGGAGACGGGCTGAACGCAGAAGATAAAAGGCTACTCATGATGATTCACAATCTATCACCGGAGGACCGGGAACGGATTGTTGCGATAATAGAAGCTCTTGCAGGGCTTGAATAGCAAGTGCCTGCTTTTCCGGGGGCAGAGAACGCAATGCCAACAGGATTTCAAGGTCTGTCATGGGATGCTGCTCCTTTCTATTTGAAACCCCGGCCCGCCGAAGCGGGACCGGGGAAAGGGGAGTGGGCCTATGAGAACGATAGACCCATTTAGCAAGAAAGTCCAATTCAAATGGCGGATTTTTCTTGTAAAAAACTTGCAAGGAGGGGAAAACGGTGAACTTTTCGGAAAAAGCCCGCGCAATGCGCATGAAAAGCCCGCTGACGCTGCGGGAGATCGGCGAGCAGTGCAATGTATCAGAAAGTATGGTATCGCGCTACATTTCCGGCGCGGCGAAACCGCCGGATGATATGGCTGAAAAGATTCTGGAGGTGTTGCGGAACAGTGAACAGGACGATGACCATGGCATTTACGCCGCTCACATCGACGATCTGCGGCGGCTGATCCGCCAGCAACAGTGGGAGAAGCGGGTATTGTTCGGGGTTCTCGTTTCCCTTTTGGTTTTTCTGCTGCTGCTCTATCTGGACGCTACTCACGGGAGCTGGGGCGCGATCCGGTACATAGGATAAATAGAAAGCCGTCTGAGTGCTGGAACACTCAGACGGCAGATGATACCACCAATCGCAATCACGACAAAGCCAAAGGAGGATCAACCACAGTATAGCACGATCCCCCTGGCGATGCAACAGGAGGAAAGGAAAAAATGGCGAAGAAAAGTAAATATGGCGTCCGCAAGGACGGGCTGCACGAGGCAATCCGCACCATCAATGGCAAGCGGGTAGCGTTTCGCGGCAAGACTGACAGAGAGGTAGACCGCAAGATATTAGAGTACAAGCTGGAGGCGGAGAAAGGCCGGAATTTCCCGGTGATCGCGGACGAGTGGGAGCGAGAGCATGAAAGCGAGATCTCCGAATCGTCCCGGCGGGTATACAGCTACGCTGTGAAGCGTCTGAAAGAGGCGTTTCCGGGGCGGGCGTCAGAGATCGAGCCGGTAGATGTGCGGAACTACATCAAGCGTTTTGAGGCGCAGGGCCGCAGCGCAAACAGCGTCGGCATTGAGCTTGCCGTCTGCCGGATGATCTTCACCCATGCCGTCATCAAGGGCGATATTCGGATCAGTCCGGCGGCGGAGGTCAAGAAGAGCCGGGGTCTGCCCTGCAAAAAGCGGGAGGCGCTGACGGAAGAGCAAGAGGAGGCCGTTCGGGCGGCGGGCGAGACTAAGACGGCGCGCTGGTGGATGTTCGGGTATCTACTGTTGTACACCGGATGCCGCCGTGGTGAGGCGCTGGCGCTGACGTATCGTGACATCGACCGCAAAGCTGGCGTGATCCACATCGACAAAAAGATCAACTACGCAACCACCAAGCCGGTTTTGGAAAATCATCTGAAGTCGGATAACGGCCTGCGAGATATTCCCCTGCTGCCGCCTCTGGCAGCGGCACTGCCGAAAAACCGGATCGGGTTGCTGTTCCCCGGTGACGATGGGGGCTATATGCGGCCCCACGAGATCACGCGGGAGTGGCGGCACTACTGCCGGGACGTGGGCCTGAATCAGATCCAGCAGGGCGAAAACGGCGAGACGGTGGAGACGTTCCCCATCACGCCGCACTGCTTCCGGCACAGCTTTGCGACGATCTGTTATGAGGCGGGGCTGGATCCCAGACAGGCGGCTGGCCTGCTGGGCGATACGCCGGAGGTGGTGGAGGCGGTTTACACCCATCTGCGGCAGGACCGGAGGCAGACGGCAGCCGAAAAGCTGACGGCGTATTTCGACGAGAAACCCGTCTCGCAACTGTGAAGTTACTGTGAAGTTTTTATTCAATTTTTCTACATCAGGTTACATCAAAACGCAATTCTAAAAAACGCCGGAAGCGTTGAAATTGCGTGGTTTGATGGGCTTTTGTGCAGGCTGATGTAATAAGGCGTAGATGGTGAATAAATAACCATCTGTTAACACTTTATGAGGATTTCAGTGGGATTTCTGGCTATACTGTGAACGTACTGTGAAGCATAGCGAAAACGGATAAAAAATCAGCGGCCCGGATGGCTCCGGGCCGCTGTTCTTTTTCGGTTGTCAACGCTCCCAGCTGCGTTTGCCGGTGTCCTGCATGGTTTCGATGCCGGGGCGCTGGTGCTTGAGTTCGGCGAACCGGGCAAAGGCTTTCCGGCGCTCCGTGCCGAAATATTTCTCGTCTAAAACTCGCTCCGTGGTGCCGTCCTCATAGGTGCGGACGATCCGCACAAAGTAGATTACCGGCTTGCCCCTGTAACCGGGGTCCCGGATCAGCTCCAGCCGGTCACGGTATGTGGCAGTCGCAAGGGCGGCGTATCGCTCCGCCAGGGCTGCGCGGTACTCGGTCAGCTGGTCGATCAGCTCGTTACACCGGGCAATCATCCGGGCGGCGCTGTCATCGTGGGCTTTGATGCGGTCGGCGGTCAGGACGTCGGGCCGGAGTAGATAGGCGGTCAGCCGTATTTCCGCTTCCCGGCTGGGGTTGCCGTAGCGTTGGAAGAGGTCAAGATAGCTCATGGGGTGCTCCCTTCTGCGCATTTCTTGCGGCGCGGTATGTTTCGTAGACCTCGGCGGCGGGAAATTCTTTCATGCAACAGTTCCATTTTGGGCGCGGGGTCTTTCGGAGATAGACGGTCTCGCCGCCGTCGTATTCCAAATACCATTTTTCCAGCGTTCCGTCGTGGTTGATCGTATATCTTGTGAGGGCTGTGGTCGTGATCATAGTGTGTTCCTTTCTGCCCTCGTTACCTCCGGGGCGGGCGGTGGTGTCAGTCGGCCAAATGTAACCGGCGGCGGGTGGCTTCCTCGTCGATGAAGTTCGTGCATCCGCTTCTGTAAAGCTCCACGGCGGCTTCCTTCAACGTCATTTTGCCGCTTAAAACATCGTCGCGCAGGCTATCGAAAATATTTTTGATCTGGATCATGATTCATGCTCCTTTCAGTGGGTGGCGTGGAGGATCTGCCAGAGATCCCCGACGGCGGAAACGGTCAGGCCCATTTCAGCGGCGGCACGGCGGGCGGCGTCCTCGGTGCGGTAGGCTTTGCCGTTGGTGGGGTTCGTGCCGGTCTCGGTGACGGCTTTCACGGTGTAGCGGGTGCGCTTGCCGGTGCCGATGGTCTCGATTGCGTAGCTCATAGCAATACTCCTTTCAGGTGGTGGCGCGCCCCGGTCAAGCCGGGAGCGCGTCGGAATTGGTGGAACGGGCAAAGGTGGTGCTGCCGTACTTGCTGCGGATCTCGGTCATGGTCTTGGTGCCCTTGTGCCAGCGCTGACCCTCTTCGGCGAAATGCCAACTCCATAGCTTCTTAGTGGAGGACCACCGGCACCCGGCAGCCTTCAGGGCTTCCTTGTGCTCCTTGGTGTTGCCACCGATCCAGAGCCAGCGACCGCACAACTCAATTTCGAGGCCGTCCAGCTTCAGCAGGGCCGCGATGATGGCGATGAAATCACCGGCGCTCTCGGTGGTGGCGTGGGTCCGTCCGGTGGTGTCCTCGGCGGCCTGCTCATTCTGGGACCGCTTCAGGACCTCAAACCGGGCGGAATACTCGGCGTTGATGGCCTGCATGGTGGCGGTGTCTCCGCCCATGTCGGGGTGGTTCTTCATGGCGGCGGCCTTGTAAGCCTTCTTCAGCTCGTCGAGGTTCTTGCAGTTAGAAAAATAAGTAGTCATGTTGTGATCCTTTCCGGCCTGTCGGCCTGTGGCGTTGTCGTGTTTGCTGTTGTTGCCTGAATTATAAGGCGGACTGATACGAGCTGTCAAGGGGGTTTTTGCAAATTCGTGCAGGTTTGGCAGGTTCGCACAGTATCAGGCGGACTTTTTTGTGCATGTTGTCAGGCTGACTTATGCGCGCCTATGCGATATAATAAGACGCAAAAGGAGGTGCAATCATTGCAGCACAAGGGGTTGAAGACCAGCAAGGCCCAGCGTGACGCCTCCCTCAAATGGGAGCGCGAGAACAACGAGAAAGTTACTATCAAGCTGAGGATCGGAACCGACCCCAGCAAGGCCCAGATCAGAGCGGCAGCAGCCGCCGCAGGCCAGAGCGTCAACGCCTGGATCATTGAGGCGATACGGGACAAGCTGTAAGGAGCGACAGAGCGTCGAGGGATAACACCCCCGGCGCTTTTCTCTTTGTGAGCGGGGCGGCAGCAGCGGCAGCGGGGGCAGGGAGAGAGAGGGAAGGAGAGGGGGACTATAGGGGGAGAGAATAGCAGAGTGAGAGATGGGGGAGTATTCCCCCTACCCCAGAGAGATAAATATATATTTCTTACAGGGGGGTGTTATATATATACTCTACCGGGAGAGTACCGAAAGGAGAATAGCCAGCAAATAAAAACGCGAGATAACGAGAGAAAACGGGAGCAAAACGGAGCATTTGTGAGGTATTCGGAGCTATTGCGGGATTTGCGCAATTACCCTTTCCCGGTGAGATTTAAGGGGTCGTTAAATATTCTCATTGCAGTTGCTGGGCTTCGGCTGTTGCTGTGTCGATTCTGTGTATTTTCTCTCCCGGTCGGAGCAATTCCTGTTGGCGGCTCTGGCTGGGGCCGGGGGCGATTAAGCAGCTCTGGTGCTGGGGCTGTAGTCTCTGCTGCTGGGGAGGCCCTACTACCAGGGATGGGGAGGGGGGTGTACCAGGGGGTAGCGGAAAAACAGGGGGTGTCTCTCGCGCGGGGTATAGGGCTGATATACACACATCCCCTCTCCCCTTCCAAGGACTTGCAGTGCAGCTGCGGGAAGCTATGCCGGCACTCCCTCTGGGTGGGGGGGGCGGAAAAAGGGGGTGGGGGATTTTATGTAGAACATTACGAAAATAACTGAAACCCATTGTATTCGCTTGATGAAATATGCTTGAATGAAGTTGGCGGGATAGAACCCGCCTGCCTCCTGTGTCAGATGCCATTTTTCACCTTCAGTTCCTTTCCTGTTGCCCGGTGGGTCCACACAGCCCACCGGCGCATGGTTTCGTAGCTCAGTCGGAAGAGCGAGCGGTTGTTAACCGCTGGGTCGCAGGTTCGATCCCTGCCGGGACCGCCATCCGGGACAGGACAGTTCGTTGCTGGCAACCGGGAAAGACCGGTGAAGCCCTCGCCACGCCTCTCGACGATACATACCATGGCGGGGACATTTGCAGACGTAGCTCAGCCGGTAGAGCACCGCGCCCGGAGGTATGCGCAGGTTCAAGTCCTGCCGTCTGCGCCAAAATTTTTTGCGAGAGGGGGCCGGGGCATGGCTTATCAGAAGAAAAATCCGACTGCGGAAGAGCACAAGGCGCACATGGACAACATGCACAAGAAAGCCGCCGCGGCCCACAAGAAGCAGACGATTGAGAAGATCAAGGCGTTCCTGAAGGGATCCGAGGAATACTTTGACACGCAGGACCGGCTGGAGCAGGCATACAGCGAGGCGGGCCTTGCCAATGCGATGCGATGGACGGTTCAGCGGCTTCAGGGGTATTATGACTACAACGATGGCCGGGAGGCCGATGTGGTCGAGGCACAGGTGGAAGCCTTTGAAGCGGGCAATGAGGAGATCGACGATCCCCGCTGCGTCATGAGCTACTACGTGCGGCTGGCCTATCAGCGCATTCAGGAGCAGATCGACACCAGCCCCATCTACCAGGAAAAAGGCATGGTGACGCGAGGCATTTTCCTGAACAAGCAGAAGCGCCTGGGCGGCTATCAGGACAAGCAGGAGACCCGCCAGGACATCAGCGTGAACGTGACCTTTGGGGACGGCGTGGACGCAAGCGACTTCAAGTGAGGAGGCGGCGAGGTGAACGGCCTGATTTTGGTTTTATCTCTAATCTGCGGTGCGGCCAGCATAGGCGCTGCCGTATGCGCAGTGCTGATCCTGCGGCTGCTGCGGGAGATCAAAGCCCCCTCCCCCACGGAACCGGAGAAGCCGGAAGCGGAGGAGCCTACGGACCAGCAGAAAAGCGTGGAACAGGGCATTGACAACCTGATGACCTACGATCTGAACACCATGAAAGCCAGCCTGAAGGGGCGAGAGGTGTGATATGGCGGTTACGGTACAGCATATTTTTGACATTGCCATCCACCTGATGGATTCCCAGAATGAATCCACCGGATCCACGGACACGGCGGACACCAAGGAGTACAAGCTGCGGACCGTTTCCCTGCTGAACAGCGTTTTAGACCGGGCGTTTCCGTACAGTGACAACTACCGGGAGGCTTTGGAGGCGGCGGGCGGCAAGCGGCCTATCTGCCCCAAGGTGACGGAGATGACGGACGAGGTGGCGCTGGATGAGCGGATCTGCACCGGGGCGCTGCCCTACGGTCTGGCAGGTCTGCTGCTGCTGGAGGAGGACCCCAGCAGAGCCAACTTCCTGTGGCAGACGTTTCTGGAACAGCTGGAGCTGTGCCGACAGAGCCTGCCCAGCGTGATCGGAGACGTGGAAAACCTCTACGGCGGCATTGAACACGGGGAGTTTGGGGCATGGTGGTAGACGGGACGTGGGTCTACCGCTGCCCTATCTGCGGCAAGGCGCTTCAGCACATCGAACCGGGCAGTGTGATCTACAACACGCCTATTTACTGCCGAAGATGCAAGGTGAGCCACTACCCCACCATTTTTGAGGGGCGGGAGCTGGATACAGACGTCCCCTTCCCCATCAAAACCGAATAAAAACGAGAGCCCAACGAGGCCATGAGAACGGCGAAAGCCGTTTCTTGTGGTCTCGTTTTTTATTTTGTCAGCAAAGCCAGACCAGGCTTTGAAAATACAAAGATCCGGCCAGACCAGGCCGGGGAAAGAGGCCAATATGGACGAAAACATGAACCAGATCCCCGAACAGGAGCCCGAGACTACGGACGCCTTTCTGGATGGCTGGGACGGCGAAGCAGAAGCAGCGGCAGACCAGCCGGAAGTGGACGCAGAGCCAATGGGCGGCGGCGAGGAAACGCCTGTCGAGGACCCCAGCGAGAGCGCAGAGACGCCGGGAGAGGGCACCCAGCCCCCCGCAGACACGGAACAGGAAGCCCAGACGCAGCAGACCGAGGCGGAGACCGTGGACGCACGGCCCCAGACGTGGGAGCTGCGGCACATGGGCGAGGTGCGGCAGGTTAACGAAGCGGAAATGGTGGCACTGGCCCAGAAGGGCATGGACTATGACCGCATCCGCAGTCAGTATGACGAGTTTAAGCCTGTGATGGAGATGGTCAACCACTTTGCGAACCAGCAAGGGTTGAACACCAAGGACTACATTTCCATGCTCCGGGCGCAGGCAAAGCAGGCCGAGGGCCTGAGTGAAGCGGACGCGCGGCGCTCCGTGGAACTTGAGGACCGGGAGGCCGTTGTGGCCGCCGCAGAAGCAGAGCGGCAGGCCCAGCAGGACGCCATGGCGCAGGCCCAGCGGGCCGAGGCCGAGGCGGCAAGCCGCCGACAGGCGGACATTCAGGAATTTCAACAGACATTCCCAGAGGCAGCAAAGGATCCCAACAGCATCCCGCCTCAAGTTTGGGCAGACGTGCGGAACGGCTTTTCTCTGGTAGCCGCCTACGCCCGGTACGCCGTGCAGCAGGCGCGGCAGGACGCGGCAGACGCCAAGCGGGAGACCGCCTCCGTACAGCAGAACCAGCGGAACGCGGAGCGCTCCACCGGCAGCATGAGAAGCGCCGGTGATGGGCTGAAGTCTAAGGACCCGTTCCTGGAGGGCTGGGGGGACTAAGCCTTTGCATCGCCGGGGAGACCGACGAAAGAGAGGTTTTGAACCATGGCTATCAATTACGCTGTTAAATACGCAACCAAGATCGCGGAGGCTTTCTCTAAGCCTTCTATCACCGACGACGATGCCGGTAAGGCATACACCTGGACCGGCCCCAACAGCAAGACTATTGTCGTTGGCAGCGTGGACACTGTGCCGGAGACCGAGTACACCAACACCGGCGACAACCGATTCGGCACCACCTATGACCTGGGCGACACCCAGCAGGAGATGACCTGCGAGCAGAAGCCCGCCTTCTCCTTCACCATCGACGCGGTGGATCAGACGGATCAGGCCATTGAGAAATCCGCTTCCCGCGCCCTGCGGCGTCAGCTGGAGCAGCGGACCACCCCCAACATGGATCGCCACCGCATCAAGAAGTGGGTGATGGGCGCTAATATCCAGCGTCAGGAGACAACCGCCCCCACCAAGAGTACCATCGGCGGCCTGATTATCGACCTGAACGCCGATATGACCAACGCCCTGGTGCCCATGGAGAACCGCACCCTGTACATTGCCACCAGCTATTACAAGCTGCTGAAACAGGATCCCGCCTGGCTGGGCACCGAAAGCCTTGCCAAAGAGACCCTGACCAGAGGCGTGGTGGGCCAGTTCGACGGCTGCCGGGTGAAGAACATCCCCGACCGCTATATGCCCAACGGGGTGTACTTCTTCATCAAGTGGAAGGGCAGCACCGTGGACCCCGTGAAGCTGGCACAATACGACATTCTGCCCAAGGTGAAGGGCTATTCCGGCCCCGTGGTGCAGGGCGTGACCTACTATGACAGCTTCGTACTGGGGGCCAAGGGCGACGGCGTGGCTGTCTGCGGCAATGCCGCTATTCTGGCGGCACCCGTGATGTCTATTACCGGTCATGCTGTCAGCATCACCGCCGTGTCCGGCGTGGTGTTCAAGTACACCACCGACGGCACCAACCCCCGGTATTCCACCACCGCCGAGATCTACACCGCCGCTGTGACCCTGACCGCTGGTCAGACCATGCGGGCTGTTGGCACCAAGGACGGCTGCGTGGGCATCGAGGGCACTAAGGATTACGAGTGATCTCATGGGAGGGGGCTGCGGCCCCTTCCCCCATATATGGACGGAGCGGGTGCATGAACCCGGCCCGTCCGCCAGATATAAGGAGCGATTATGCCTCGATATAAACAGACAGCAGGCGGAACGGTACAAGTGGATTTGGGGACGCTGAACCCCAAACAGAAGCAGTTCTGCCAGTCTCGGAGCCGATACACGGCTTACGGCGGCGCCAGAGGCGGCGGCAAGACACACGTTCTGCTGCGGAAGGCGGCAGGCGGCGCGCTCACTTACCCCGGCATCAAGATCCTGATCGTGCGCCGGGAGTACCCGGAATTGGAACAGAACATCATCCTGCCCATGCAAAAGCTGATCCCGCCGGAGGTGGGCAGTTACAACGGCAGTATGCGCATGATGTTCTTCTGCAACGGCAGCATCATCAAGTTCGGCCACTACGGCGCGGGAGACGATCAGGAATATCAGGGCCTTGAGTTTGACTGGATCTTCATGGAGGAGGCCACTCAGTTCTCGGAATCCCAGTTCCGCACACTGGGCGCGTGTTTGCGTGGCGCGACCAAGTTCCCCCGGCGGATGTACCTGACCTGCAACCCCGGTGGTATCGGGCACTTGTGGGTAAAGCGGCTGTTCGTGGATCGGGAATACCGAGAGGGGGAAAAGGCCAAGGATTACACCTTCATCCCCGCCACGGTGGACGATAACCCCCAGCTTTTGGAGGCGTCCCCGGAGTACAAGCAAATGCTGGACCTGCTGCCGGAGGATGTACGACGAGCGTGGCGTTACGGTGACTGGAACGCCATAGCAGGCACGTTCTTCCCGGAGTTTCGGCGGGAGACCCATGTGATCGCACCCTTTGTTCGGGTGCCTCGTGAGTGGAAGAAATACCGGGCGTTCGACTACGGCCTTGATATGTTCGCCTGCCTTTGGGTGGCGGTGGACTTTGAGGGGCGGGCCTATGTGTACCGGGAGGTACAGCAAAGCGGCTTGATCGTCAGCGAGGCGGCAAAGCTGGCAAATGCCCTGACCCCACCGGAAGAACACATTGAGTTCACCATTGCCCCGCCGGATATGTGGAACCGGCAGAAGGACAGCGGGCGGAGCATGGCGGAGATCTTCGCGCAGTACGGGTTGGGGCTGCTGAAAGCCAGCAACAACCGCGTTCAGGGATGGATGGCCGTCAAGGAGCTGCTGAAGCCCATGAAAAGCGACACGGACCGGCCCGGACTGCTGGTGACGGAAAACTGTGTGGGCCTGATCCGCAACCTGCCCTCCATCCAGCATGACGAGAAAAACCCCTCGGACTGCGCCACGGAACCCCATGAGATCACCCATATCTGCGACGCTGCCCGGTATTTCTGTGTCACCCGCGTTTTGGGCGCTCAGAAAACCGTGGAGAAGATCGTGGACGATTTTGACGAGGGCGAGGACTACGATGACGTGATGACGGGCGGGGAGATGACCGCCGATTATTTATCCTACGGATAAAGGAGGCCCGGACGATGGCTCAAATCACATCCAGCAACGATATTCAGGTGTTGAAGATCCGCCAGTTTTTGGGCCTGAACGAGAACCCGGACGGGGATACCAAGATCAAGAACGGCGAAATGAGCAAGATGCGGAACTTCCGTGTGACGCGGGAGAAACATTTACAGATCCGCCCCGGCACAAAGACGGTCCTGAACCTGAAAACGGCATGGGACGCATGGTGCGCGGAGAGCGGCCACACGGCCCCCACAGCAAACCCGGTTTTCTCCGGTGCGTGGGAGGGCGTGGTAGACAGCAAACAGCGGACCCTCGCCGCTTTCGGCGGTCTGATCTTCTCTCTGGACCCGGCGGCGGCAACAACCAAGGTTGTGGGCCAGTGTACACAGGACCAGACCTCGTTCTTCGGATTTTCCAACAAGGTTTACCTGCTGAACGGCCATGAGTACATGAGCTGGGACGGCAAGGAGAACAGCAGCTTTGCGGCGGTAGAAGGGTATATTCCCACGGTGATGAACGCCACCACGCCTGCGGGCGGTGGGTTTCTGCTGGAAAACGTGAACCGGCTAACGGGCAAGCGGAAGGTGCTGTATTCCCCCGACGGCAAGGAGACGGTTTTCCACATCCCGGAAAAGACGGTGGATGAGATCATCTCCGTGAAGATCGGGGATACGGCGCAGACCTACACCTCCGACCTGACGGCGCGGACCTTCACCATTACCCCTGCCCCCGCTGCCGGAACCAACACACTGGAACTGATCTACCGCAGCGGCAACGGAGAGCGGGCACAGGTAACGGGGATGCGCTTCTCCGAGCTTTACAACGGCCAGACGGACAGCCGCGTGTTTCTCTACGGAGACGGCACCAACAAGACCATCTACTCCGGTATTGATTCCGCCACAGGTAAGCCTTCGGCGGAATACTTCCCGGATCTGTACGAGGCGGAGGTTGGCGAGGCCAATACGCCCATCACCGGCATGGTGCGTCATTACGCACGGCTGGTGGTATTCAAGCAGGACGCCACCTACTCCATGAGCTATTCCACGCTGGTAACGGCTACGGACGTCACCACGGCGGCGTTCTATGTAACCCCTGTCAACCGGCAGTTTGGCAACAAGGCTCCGGGACAGGTGGACATTCTGGAGAACAACCCCCTGACACTGGACGATCAGGCGGTGTACCGGTGGCGGAGCGTATCCACCAGCGGAAACATCACCTTTGACGAGCGAAACGCGGAACGGATCAGCAACCGGGTAGAGGTGACGCTGCAAGGCTTTGACATGGCAGAGACCCGGACCTTCAACCGGAAATCGGCGCAGGAATACTGGTGGATGTACGGAGACAAAGCGCTGATCCTGAACTACGGCGCGGACGCATGGTATCTCTACACCGGATTGAGCTTCCGGGCCATGGTGGAGGTGGGGCTGGAAACCTACGGATTCCGGCCTGATGGCGGCGTGGTGCATCTTTCACGGCAGTACCGGAACGACGACGGCAAGGACATTGACGCCTACGCCGCCACCGGCTCCATGGACTTTGACCGGGACTGGGTGCTGAAATATAGCCCACTGATCTTCGTGGCGATCCAGCCGGAGAGCAACGCGCGGGTGCATGTAACGGTGGAGACCAACCGCCGCAGCGACTACCCGGAGAAAATCGTGTCCTCCGGCCTGACCACCTTTACCCATGCGGACTTCGCCCACTGGTCCTTCGGAACCAACCGAAAGCCGCAGGTACGGCGGGTGAAGATGAAGGTGAAGAAGGCCACCTTCTACAAGCTGGTATTCAAGAGCAAATCGGCATCGTCTACCGCAACGGTTCTGGAGACGGACGTGCAGCTCCGCTATACCGGAAATGTGAAATAAAGGGGTGAACCCATGAGCAAACAGACGATGACCCCGGAGCGGGTCGGTAAGGAATACAGTGCCGGCATCAGCTTCAACAGCGGTATTGATCTCTATGACTGCGTGGATACCAACGAAAATTTCTTCATAGGGAAGCAGTGGGAGGGCGTGCAGAGCAACGGCCTCCCCACCCCCGTATTCAACTTTCTGAAGCGGGTGGTGCTGTTCTCCGTGGCGAATATCTCCACGGATAACCTGAAGCTGTGGGCGCGGGCCATGTCCTCCAGCGGGGAGCGGAACACGCAGACTTTGGAGCTGGTGGCCGACATTCTCAACGATCAGTTCGCGTCCATCTTTGAGCACAACAGCATCGGCGGGCGCATCCGGGAGTATACCCGCAATGCCGCCGTGGACGGTGACGGCTGTATGTATACCTACTGGGACGATACGGCGGAGACCGGGCAGGCCAGCAAGGGGGCTATCCGCACGGAGGTTCTGATGAATACGCAGGTCTTGTTCGGCAATCCCAACAACCGGGACGTGCAGAGCCAGCCCTACATCATTCTGGAACGGCGGATGCTGCTGAGTGAGGCCCGGAAGCGGGCCAAGCGGTACGGCAAGGACCCGGACGAGATCCAGCCGGACAACAAGGACTGCGGCAACAACTACATGGATTCCATGAGCGGCAGCGGGAACAAGGTGACGGTGCTGCTCCGACTGTGGAAGGATGACGAGACCGGGACCGTCCACGCCTATGAATGCACCCGGCAGGCAGAGATCCGGGGCGATCTGGATCTCGGCATCAAGCTATACCCCCTGACATGGATGAACTGGGACTATGTGCAGGACTGCTATCACGGACAGGCCATGATTACCGGCCTGCTGCCTAATCAGATCTTTGTAAACAAGCTGTTTGCCATGTCCATGATCTCCCTCATGACGCTGGCCTATCCGAAGGTGGTATACGATTCCACCAAGGTAGCCAAGTGGACGAACAAGATCGGCGGGGCTATTCCGGTAAACGGCAGTGTGGAGGGCGTGGCGAAGATCATTGACCCCGCCAGCATCTCCCCCCAGATCAGCCAGTTTATCGACATTGCCATCAGCTACACGCAGAAGTTCCTCGGTGCGTCGGACGTGGCGCTGGGCGATACCAGACCGGACAACACCTCCGCTATTATCGCCTTGCAGCGGGCGGCGGCAACGCCTATGGAGCTGACGAAGCAGAACCTTTTGCAGAGCATTGAGGATCTGGGCCGCATCTACATGGAGTTCATGGGCGAGTATTACGGCGAGCGGTATGTGGAGATCTCCAACCCCTATGACAACAGCAAATTGGTAGTTCCCTTTGACTTCTCCATCCTGAAGGAGATCCCCTTCACCATCGGACTGGACGCGGGCGCGGCTTCCTACTGGAGCGAGATTGCAGCTATGCAGACCCTTGATAACCTGCTGATGCAGGGCAAGATCTCCACGGTGGAATACCTGAAACGCCTGCCCGCCGGACAGATCACCGACAAGGAGGCGCTGATCCAAGCCCTCCAGCAGCAGGAACGTGCCATGATGGGTGGTCAGCCGGGAGCAGAGGGCGAACAGCCTGTTACCGAGGAGGAAACTGTCCCCATTCGGGGCGGGGCCGGATACGGCCAGTTGCAGCGGAAAATCAACGAGACCGGCGAAGTGCCGAAAACGGAGGTAGGTGCTTAAATGGAGAAGCGATTGACAGCGGACCTGAACGTGGTAGCCAACTCCAATCTGGAAATCCAACTGCTGGACGGCGATCTGAACATCATTCAGAAATTGGATGATGAGCCGAATGACGTGGGCGGTCTGACCAGTGCGGAGCTGAAAGCCAAGTTCGATGAATCCGGCAACATCATCAAGAAGTACATCAACGAGACCCTGATTCCGGCGGTTCTGACGGATGACGCCACGGAGGAGGACCGTAAGCAGGCAGAAGCGGCGCGTGTCGCGGCAGAGCAGGGGCGTGTGACCGCCGAGGCAAGCCGTGTCACCGCTGAGCAGGGGCGGACATCTGCGGAGAGTATCCGGGTCCAGAACGAACAGAAGCGGGTATCGGCGGAGAACAGCCGTGTGGAAGCGGAAGCACAGAGAGCGGTGGCGGAGCAGGCACGAGCCGACGAGAACACCGGCATCGTTGCCCAAGCAACCGCGCAGGCCAACGCAGCGGCGGGCAGCGCGTCCCAAGCCGCAGGCAGTGAGCAGAGCGCCAAGGATGCGGCGGGTACGGCCACCGGCGCGGCAAGCTCCGCCAGCCAGTCAGCAGTGGCGGCGTCCAGCTCCGCGTATCAGGCACAGTCCAGCGCAGCAGCGGCGGCGCAGAGTGCAGCCAGTGTGGACGGTATCAACAAAACCGCCCAAAGCTGGGCCGTGGGCGGCACCGGAACCCGCCCCGGCGAGGATACGGATAACGCTAAATACTGGGCGCAGCAGGCGCAGACAGCGGTTGGCGGTGACTTTGCAACCAAGACGGAGGCGCAGGGCTATGTAACGGCGCATAACGAGAGCGTTGACGCACACCCCGACCTCCGGGTTGCGGTAGCCGGCGCTGTCCGCTACGACGCGGCGCAGAGCCTGACGGACGCGCAGAAAACCCAGGCGAGGGGAAATATCGACGCAGCCCCCGGCGGGTTTGGGCTGGGAGGTGTGCTTGCAGATGCCCCCGAAAACAGCGAAGGCTTTGCAGACGCAAATCTGATTACCGCTACGGGATTCTATCGTGCAGTTAGGAATGTGCTTTATGGCGGGTGGCACTATATTATTCACTTAAACTATGATTCAGCAACGGCTTTACAACTTGCGGCTTATGCGAGTGGAGAGGTATATGGAGCGCGCGAAAAGCGTCTGAATGTATGGGGCGATTGGGAGCATACTAACCCTCCGATGGAGCTTGGTGTTGAGTACCGCACCACGGAGCGGTTCTGGGGAAGATCGGTATATTATAAAATCGTTGATTGTGGACAGATTGCGGACAATAAACAAGTGGAGCACGGAATTGTGAATATGCGGGATTGCATATCTTTCCAAGGATTGCGTGGCGGTCTGCCAATGCCCAGCATTCCCAACAATAATTTGTCGGACCCATGGAGCTACTACGTTGCGGATGTTAGTCGTACAAAAATCACACTTGCGTGCGGCACAAGCGCGGCAGGAGGCAACTGCCATGTAATGCTCAAATACACCAAGACCACGGACTAAGGAGGAAACACCATGAAAGTTATCAAATATCAGCTCTGCACCGAGGCCAACCACGGCACGGAGGATGAGCCGAAGATTGAGCAGGTTTCCTCCGCTGTCACGTTGGGATGGTCTGCTGCAAACGAGAAAATTGCCAAAGCGGAAGCCTATAACGGCGAGTATACCGTTGAGGATGATGGTGAGCCGGAGCCTGCACCCACCCAGATTGACCGCATCGAGGCCCAAGTGGCGTATACGGCTCTGATGACTGACACTCTAATGGAAAGTGAGGGTTAATCCATGAAAGAGAAAATCGCAAAATGGTACAGACAGGGGCTATGGACAAAGGCGATGGTCAAGAACGCCGTGAAGAAAGGCGTGCTGACCGCTGAGGATTACGCGGAAATTGTAGGAGAAGCGTATGAATAACACTTGCATCTGCTGTGGGGCTATCATCCCGGAGGGGCGGATGGTGTGCCCTATCTGCGAGTGGGATGCTTTACTGCACGAAAGCAAGTCGGAATTACCACTCCAAAAAAGACAAGAAAGGAGCGTACACATGAACGCGGTACATATCAAAAATCTGATTCTGGCGGGGCTGGCAGCCGTAGGCTCCGTCATTGCACAGGCACTGGGGGGATGGGACATGGCGCTGAAAGTTCTGATCTGCTTCATGGTGCTGGACTACGCCACCGGCTGGATGGTTGCGGCTATCTGGCACAAGTCCGGGAAGAGCAGCACCGGGGCGCTGAGTTCCGACGCGGGGTTCAAGGGGCTGGCGAAGAAGTGCGTCATGCTGGCGCTGGTATGGATGGGGGCATTACTGGATCAGGCAACCTCCAGCGATTTTGTACGGGACGCGGTGTGTATGTTCTTCATCGCCAATGAGGGATTGAGTATTTTAGAGAACACGGCCATTATGGGCGTTCCCTACCCGGCCTTTGTGAAGAATATGCTGGATGCCATCCGTCAGGCCAGCGATCAGGGGAAACAGAATACGGAGGCTCACACATGAGTACGAAAGCGGGCACTGTCCCGCTCTCCGACCTCCAATTTTTGAAGATCTATTTCAACCGGAAGCGTCTCCGCTCCACCACGGCCAACCTGAAGAAGATGCTGGCGGAGGCGGGCGGGGACGCTATCTGCAATGGTTCCATTTTCCTGCGGAACCAGACCCCGGCCTGCCACCTGAAATCGGACGGCAAGGTCTACAAGGCCCCCAATTACCGGGCGTGGGGCATCAGCTGGGACACCCCGGCGGACTTCGGCGTGAAAACCGTGCCCAATGGGGACCGGAATTACATGGAGTGTGTCCACCTTATCATCGGCGGGGAAAAGATCAGCCCAATCCACTGCGGAGCGGATATGCGCTACCGTGCGCCACGAACGGCTATCGGCACCAAGAATGGACGGTTCGCTTACTACGTGAGCAAGAACCGGCGGTCGCCGGAACAGCTCCGTGACCTGCTGGCCGCGTCCGGCTGGGACAACGCCATTATGATGGACGGCGGCGGGTCTACCTGTTTCATGGACAGCAAAGGCAAGGGTTTTACCGGGGACGGGCGGATCATCCCATTTTTCCTTGTGTGGAAGTACAAGAGCGGCGACGCATTTGAGCTGGAAGGAGAGAAACCCATGGTCGAGATCAACGCCTATTCCAAGGCGAAGGACGGCGGCAAGAAGCTGTCCGGCAATTTCAAGGTTAGTGAGTTTGCCTGCAAGGACGGCAGCGATGCCGTTTTGGTAGCGCCCCGGCTGGTGATGGTATTGCAGACCATCCGGGATCATTTCGGCACGGCTGTGACCATCAACAGCGCATACCGGACGCCGCAGTACAATACCAAGGTGGGCGGCGTGGCCCACAGCCAGCACTGCTACGGCACGGCGGCGGACATTTCCGTGAAGGGCCAGACACCGGCAGCGGTGGCGGCCTACGCAAGAGAACTCATGCCCGACTGGGGCGGCGTGGGCGTGTACGCCGGACAGGGCTTCACCCATATTGACGTCCGGGAAGCCCGCTCGGATTGGAACGGATAAGGGGGGCCATGTATGGCAGGTTACTACGATAAAAACAAAGACTACTCCAAAGAGCTTCAGCGAACGGATCTGTCGGCCTCCGAACGGGCGCAGCTGCGTCAAGAGCGGCAGAACAAGATCGACGACAAGTACGGCGGCAGGGAGCCGAATATGATCGGCTCTAATAAGACATACACGCAGACCTACGGCGGTTCCTCCGGCGGCAGTTCCAAGGGCAGCTACAAGGGCGTGGAATACACCCGCGAGGACAACGGCGGCGGCATTTACGGGATGCCCACCAGCAACTCCGAGGTGAAAAACTACAAGCAGGGCGGCGTGACCTACAGTGTAGGCGCGGACATGAGCCGCCGCACGGATTTGGCTGGTAAGGCGCAGGTATCCAACGGCTATACCGTGTTTTATGATGACAACGGCTATGCCTACAAGGCCGTCAAGGGCGTGGCGGACTACACCCCCCATCAGGACATCAACGCGGAAAACGGCAGTTATGGCAAAAGCGGAGCGTGGACGGATAATGAAATTCTGACCGCTTTAGACCGGGCGAAAATTTCGGCCATCCGTGGGCAGCTCCAGCGTGGTGAGATCACCGGGGACCAGGCCAACCAGGCGGCAAACGCCATCCGGGCCGGGTACGGCTACACCATCGACAAGAACGGCCTTGTCACGGACAACGGCGCGCTGTCTGCCGTGAATGACCGCCGGAAGCAGCTGGGCTTTTCCACCAGCCCGGAGAGCGCAGAACTGGACTATTACCGCTATCTCATGGGGACGGACACCTCCCCCTCCGCACAGGTCAACGGCAAGGTACAGTCCTTCGGGGATTATCTGGCGGAAAACGGCGGCACGCAGGCGGGCAGTCAGCAGCGGGTCACGGACATTAACGCAGGCAGCACCCCGACGAGCAATTTCACGGCGCAGACCGGCACAAGCTATGACATCGGAGACGGCAGCAACTATTTGAAAGAACTGTACGCCCAGAAGGTGGCGGCGGAACTGGCAGCGCTGAAATCCGCCTATGAGAAGAACACCTCCACACTGGATGCCAGCCGTGCGCAGATCGCGCCGGTGTACGACATTGCCCGGAACAGCGCGGCCAACCAGAACGCCCTGAGCCGTGGCGCGTTTCAGGAGATGGCGGTTGCCAACGGCCTGAACACCGGCACCACCGGACAGGCGGCTCTGGCGCAGGACGTTGTGCTCCAGCAGAAACTCTCCCAGATCGATCGGGAGCAGGCGGAAAAAACGGCGGCGATCGACCTTCAGCGGAGCCAGCTGGACACGGAGTACCAGAACGCCATTGCCGAGGCGCAGGCCACTGGAAACGCAGAACTGGCAAATGCCCTGTATGAAGAATACGTGCGGCAGCAGAATCAGGCGGTGAAGCAGACGGCGGCAGCGGCCGCCACGACTACCGCAAAGCCCATTTTAACGGCCAGTCAGGTCCAGTCCGCCCTGAAAAACGGCATCGTGACGGATGACGTGATCTCCGCCTTCGATTATTACTACGGGCAGGGGTCCTATGATGCCCTGTACGGCACCGGCAAGCTGAAGGCGGGTACAACCGGCACTGCCAAAACCGGCAGCAAGCGCAGCGGCAAAAGCAGCTATTCCAACGGCAGCCTCACCAACGAGCAGGTGAAGCAGCTCCAGAAATACTACGGCGTGACCGCTGACGGCAAGTGGGGCACCAACTCCAAGAAGGCGGCAGGCGGCCTGACGGCTGACAAAGCATGGGCGAAGTATAGTAAGGGCCAGAAGAACAATTACTCTATGGGCTATGATGAATTGAAACGGACGATTTCTGATTATATGAATCGCGGCGGCTATCAGCGGGCACAAAACATCCTGAAAAGTCACTGGAATAGTCTGAGCGCCGCACAGCAGCAGGAAATTTCCAATATGTTCAAATAAGGAGCGTGCTATGGCAGTTCAAATGCCCGATTTGGTGGCTTATGGAAAAAACAAATCAGTAAAGTCTACCGCCGGAAGTTCCACATCCCCCCAGAAAAATGCAACGCAAATGCCCGATTTAGTGGCTTATGGGAAACGGAAATCTTCTGTTCCCAAGCCCGCTACAACGCAGAAAACCACCACGGACGCAGGGAAGCAGCAGGGCTTTGTGGCAGACCCCACCCGCGTCAAAAACAATGCGTCCAGCCGCGTCAAAAACATTGTGACCGGCGCAACGAAGTCCGCCGGTTCCTCCTTTACGAATCTGGGCGGTGTGCTGGCAGAGGGGGCCGGGAAGCTGAACACCCGGATCGCCAACCAGAACGCCGGGGATTCCCTTCAAAGCGACCATGACGCGGTAAAGCGGTATGAAAAGATGCTCCGGGACGTGAAGTGGGCCAACGGCAAGGCCATGACGGCGGCGGACGTGAAGCAGGTGCAGAGCTACCTTGCGGCGGCAAAACGCCGCATCGCGGCCCATGATGGCTACACCAAGGCGGTGGAGCGGTCCGACAAGGCGGTGGCGGACAAGGCGTATCAGAAGGCGGACCGCCTGTCTCAAAGCTCTGCTGCGGACGTGGCACAGGCCAAGAAAGGGCTGGGGCCGGTGGGTCAGTTCGCCGTGGATCTGGGCGTGCAGGGCGTACAGATGGCGGGGGATGTTGCGGCCAGCGCCGTGATCCCCGGATCCGGTCTCGCTCTGATGACGGCCCGTTCCGCCGGGAGCAGCGCCCAACGGGCCAGACAGGCCGGGGCCAACTACAACCAACAGCTTGCCTACGGACTTGGGAGCGGCGCTCTGAGCCTTGCCACGGAGAAGATCAGCAACGTGGCAAGCCCCTTCAAGAAGGCGTTCGGCGGCGGCGTTCTGGATAACGCCATCAGCGGCGCGCTTGCCAAGCTGAACAACAGCGCGGCGGGCCGTGTGGCCCTCTCCATGATCTCCGAGGGCGGTGAGGAATTTCTTGAGGACGTTTTCCAGCCCATCTTGCAGCGGGCCACTTATGACCCCTCTGCCCGGTTCGATCTGAGCGAGGCGCTGTATGACGCGGCGGTGGGCGCGGCCATGGGCGGCATCGGCGCAGGCGTTGACGTCATCCGGCAGCGTGGAAGCAGTCAGGCAGACGCACAGCCCACGCAAGAGACGCGCCCGGAGGTGCGGGAGGATACTTATACCCCTGCACCCGCAAACGCCGCAGAGGGCGCGCAAAACGCCGCCCCCGGTGTGGAGACGGCGGGCAGGCTGACGAGCACGGACAATATGCTGCGGTATCGAAGCGATATTGACAAGGTTTTTTCGGGAGACTATCCAAGCGGCAAATTGCTGTCTGTCGGGGACACGCCGGAGCTTTTGACCCGTTACGGGGCAAGCCCGCTTCCGATGACAATGACGCAAGATGCAGCTTATAAAATCGCATACCCGGAAGGGTATATGGGCGGCAAACATAATTTGGGTATGTCTGTTCTAAAGCAGCTCCCCTATCAAATCGAAAACCCAGTTGCGATTTTGAAGTCGAACACACAGCCAAGCAGCATTGTGCTACTGACCGCATGGAAAGACGGCGACAAGAGCATTATTGTCCCGCTGCATCTGGACAAGCAGGGAGCAATCAGTGTGGAAAATAGAATTGCCAGCGCTTACCAGACAGGCCACATGCAAAGCTATCTTGGAGAAATGGACAGCAATGTGCTCTACACAAAAAACAACGAGGACGTCCATCAGCTTCTTTCCAATGGGGTACAATTCCCCAAGGCGATGGCTGATGACATCCTCGCTAAGAACAATATATCACAGGCAGAAGCAAAAAGCAACCGGGATATTCTCTCTGAGGTTCTGTTTGGGAAGAAACGGGCGGATATGGATGCCATGACGCCGGAGCAGCAAAACGCCATATATCAGGCCAATGAAGCCGGAACCGTGGGCATGGATGCCACCGGCAAGGTGTTCCAGATCGACCCGGAGCAGCACATTGACCGGCGGCGGATGGAGACGGTGGGCGGCAGAGACGTGAACGCTTTCCAGTTCGACCACCCGGAGCTACATCGCTATTATCAGGAAGCGGCCAACGCCCTGATTGCGGATGCAGACCTCTCCCTCCAGCAGCCCATGAGCCGCCGTTATGAGCGTACCATGGAGGGCAACGCGGTACAGCAAGCGGCGCAGACCTCGCCTCACCTGCGGCAAGCCATGGACGAAACCGGTCTCTCCCGTGACGCCATCATTGACGCGGCGGAACGCATTGTAACGGACCACGGGCAGGAGAACGTGGCGGCGGCCAAGCGGGTGGAGCTGATTCTGGACGATATGCTCTCCCACGGCTACACTACCATGGCCGGCGAACAGGTGGGACCCAACAGCGGGTATCTCACCGCCAAGCAGAGCATTTTGGGCGCGGGTGAGCAGGTGCGGGGCCGTGGCTTAGAGGATGTGGATGCTTTCGACACGCCGGGTGACGCCGTGGCGGGTGCGGTGAACACGCCCTTTGACACCATGCAGGCCAAGAGTGATGAGTTTTACCCGGTGAATCCCAACAGCGCCCAGCGTATCCAGGCAGAACAGCGGCGGGCACCCTCTGAGGTTCCCGTTGTGAACCCTGACACCGGGCGGAATGTGGAGAAAACGGTCTCCACCATTCTGAACAGCCCCCTGACCTCCCCAGAGATGGCAACCGTGTATGAAAACGCTATTGCCGGCGGCGCGTTCGACTATGACGTGGTGACGGACCGGAGCGCCGTACAGCAGGCGCAGGCCAAGATCGCGCGGGACGGTTGGCGCGAGGTGGCGAACAGCTTCATTGCCAAGGCGGAGCTTGGACAGCGGATCACCAAGGCGGACACCGCCGAGGCCATCAGCGCCTACAACCTTGCCATTTCCGAAGGAGACCACAAGGCCGCCTTTGAGCTGGCAACGGCCATTGCGGATGCGGCCCATGACAGCGCACAGATGGTGCAGGCCATGAACCTGATGAACCGGTTGACACCGGAGGGCCGTCTGCTGACGCTGCGGCGGCTGGTAGACAAAATGAATGACCGGGCGGCACGGCAGAACCGGGCACCCCGGCAGAGTACCACCAACAGCGGAGACGTGGAAGGCGCACGGGTGGACTACATCGACAAGGTGACGGGCTTCACCCTCTCTGACGAGCTGGCCACCAACTATCTGATGGCAGAGACGGACGCGGAGCGGGCGGCGGCGTGGGACGCCATCACCACCTCCATTGCAGACCAGATCCCCAGCACCTTCATGGAGAAGGCCAATTTCTGGCGGTACACTTCCATGCTGACTAACCCCACCACCCACATCCGCAACATCATGGGCAACGCCATTCAGATGGGCGCACGGAAGATCAAGAACGGCATCGGAACCGCAATCGAGCGGGCGGTCATCAAGGACCCCTCTCAGCGGACGAAAGCCGTAAATGTTGACAAGGAGCTGAAAGCCTTTGCCAAGGGGCAGTATGAGGCGGACCAGAGCGCGGCCATGGGCAGCGGGAAGTATTCTGACGCCACGGCGGCAGGCATTGAGCGGGAGATCCAGAGCAAGCGGAAAATGTTCAAGGGGGAGGATGTTCTCTTCCGGTCTATCCAGTGGATAGGCGAAAAGAACAGCAAATTGCTGGATCGAGAGGATGTGCGATTCAACCGGAACGCCTATGTAGACAGCTTCGCCCAAGCACTGCAAGCCAAAGGCGTGACGGCGGCAGAGGCCCACGCAGGAACCAGAGCCGCAGACGTGGAGGCGGCACGGGCCTACGCCATTGAGGAAGCGCAGAAGGCCACTTACCGCAATACCACGGCGCTTTCCGAGGCACTGTCCAAGATGGGCCGGTATCAGGGGGACAATCAGGTATTGAGGGCCGCGTCTTTCGCGGCAGACGCCTTTCTCCCCTTCCGCAAGACCCCAGCCAACATCCTGACCACGGGTCTTGATTACAGCCCCATCGGACTGGGCAAGGGGATCAAAGAAGCCCTGTTTGATGTGAAATCCGGGAAATGCACGGCAGCGGATGCCGTAGATTCCATTGCTTCCGGTCTTACCGGAAGCGGGATTCTGGCGTTAGGCGCTTATCTGGCGGCGGAGGGGTTTTTGGGGGCTACCCTTCACGTTCGGGCCGGTGACGATGACAAGGAAGAAGAATTTGAAAAGTCCATGGGCGGGCAGGATTATGCTATTCAGATCGGGGACAAGTCCTACACGCTGGACTGGATGACCCCGGCGGCAATGCCCCTGTTTGCGGGAGCGGCCATTATGGAATCCGTTCGGAAGGGCGGCAGCACCTTTGACGCGCTGGTGGATTCTCTGCTGGGGATGCAGGACGTTGTGCTGGAGACCTCCATGCTGTCCTCTCTGAATGACCTGATCTCCTATTGGAGCTACGCCGACAACAAGGTTGGCTATCTGCTTGACCGGGCGGCCAGCAGCTACGCCGGACAGTATATCCCCACCATCGGCGGCAAGGTTGCGTCCGTATTTGATGATACGGTGCGCAAAAGCTATGTGGAAAAGGGTTCCGGGCAGGTAGCCTCTGACGTGAACTATTTCTTACAGGGGGCGGCGAAGAAGGTCCCCGGCGCACGGAATCAGCTTCAGCCTATGGTGGATATGTGGGGCAACGAGGTCTCCAACGGCTCCGCACCGGAGCGGGTGTTCCAGTCCTTCTTCTCCCCCGGCTTCCTGAAAGCGCAGGACAACAGCCCCGCCACACAGGAGATCCGGCGGCTGGCAAAGGCCACCGGAGACAGCACCGTTTATCCGGCGGCGGCGGAGAAGTCCTATACGGTGAAGGGGGAGACCCGGACCCTGACCGGCGAGGAATACACCCGGTACGCCAAGGCCATGGGCCAGACGCGGAAGGAGCTGGTGGAAGCGGCATTGAAGCTGCCCGCCTACAAGTCCATGAGCAATGCGGAAAAGGCGGATTACATCCAGAACGTGTATAAATATGCGCGTGAGACGGCCCGTCAGCAGGTGGACCCCAAGTATGAGCCCAGCGCCAAGTGGATTGAGAACGCCAAAACGTCCAAGCGGGACATCGGCGTATCCACCGGGGAATTTCTGGCCCTGTACCAGAAGTACGGCAGCGAGAAAATGAGCGGAAAAGCCTATGAGAAGGTAAAGCAGGCGCATGATGCCGGACTTTCCCCCAAGGAGTATTTCTCCCTGAAGGACAGGGCCGACGCGGACGGAAACGGCAGGGTCAGCAAGGCGGAGACAAGCGCCGCCCTTGCCGGTCAGGAACACCGGGCGGATCTGTGGGACATTATCTGCACCACCAACGCCAAAAACCCCTACAAATGAGAGAAACACCCTCGCCATCCGGCGGGGGTGCTTCTTTCTGCTTTTTCACATCATGGACAGGAGCGTTTTCACATGGGCGGCGCGGTCCAGCATCCGTTCATGCTCCCAGTCCCAGACGGCCTGCATGGCCTCCGTGGGATGGAGACCGGCGTCCTTCGCCTTTTCGATATGGCGAACGGCCATTTCGTGGAGCCGATTGGCATGGCCCAGCTCCTGACGGCTGAGGTCGGCGTAGGTGCTGGCGTCCTCCGGGTCCTCCCCGGCGTGCTTGACGGCCTCACGGGCGTACTTCTCGGCATCGTCCAGTTCTTCCCGGATCCCTTCGGCCAAGTGTTTGATCTCGTGCATAAGAGCCTCCTAACTCTGCTTGATAAGGGTGTAGAGCTTGTCCACATCCCCTTCATTCAGCGTGACATTCCCGATCAGGGGGATATTGGTAGTGACGGGGCCTTTGGCGGCTTCGGTTTTCAGGCAGGTGTAGATCTTGTCAATATCTACGTTCCCCGCCTCGTCAAAGACGCCGAGGGCTTTCATGGCGGGATGCTCCCGGAGGGCGGAAAGGCTGGCGTCCAGATTGCCAAGGGCCATAGCGGCCCCGGCTCCAACGGCCCATTTCTGCCAGCCGGTGAGCTTGCCGGTGAATTCCTCATCCACATAGCGGGCAGCGCCCTGCTTGATCTGTTCCAATGTTACCATAGATTCCTCCAATGACGGGAGAGAGGGGCGCTATGCCCCTCTCTTCTTCCCTCTTCGCCTCTTAGCAGCCGCAGCCGTGGCCACAGGTGGAGACGGGGAGGGGGTTATAGGTGGACTGGGGCGTGGTGCCGGTGCCGGTGGTGATGTCCGCGACCATTTTGGGATAAAAGGTGGCGTTCGTGTAGGTGACGATGGTGTTGTCAGCGCACTTCCGCTCGTCCCGCTCCCGGGAAATGGCCCCGCACAGCTCGTTCTTGCAGCAGTCCACACGCTCCTGCAACAGCTGGAAGCTGTCCTTGGTGGCCTGATTGTTGACCGCCTGAGAGGCCAGCACACCCTGCACTTCGCCCAGCTTGCCGTCGATGTACTTGTACATCTCCAGCATCTTCTGATCCTGATAGGTGTTGGCATCTCGCAGGGCAATGTCGCTGCGGAGCTTGGCGTTCTCCTGCACCATGGACAGCTCGTAGCGGTTGACCGTGTGGTTCTCGCTGCATCCGGCCTCCGCCGCCATACCAGCGGCAAAGGGGATGACGCGATTGCCCAGCAGCATCCCGCCGAGACCGCCCAGAGAGTTCAGGACGCCCAGAGACAGACCGGCAATGCCGGTGCCGAGAGCAGTGCCTGCGACGCCCTTGCTTGCAAATTCAGCCATAGAGAGATTCCTCCTTCTCTAAAAATACACCTCCTGTTTCCGCGCGAAAAACAAGCGGTGCTCTATGGTTACCGTACCACAGGACACCGCTTGTAATGGCTTAGAGATGTTTTTTGTTTGGGCGGGAGATGCCTGCTTTATCCCGGATGGAGTGCAGACAGGCGTTTACGGAGGAACGGGACAGGTACAGCTCTGCCGCCGCGTCCTCAATCGCCCAGCCACGGCGGCAAACCAGATTGAACACGCGCCGCTCCCGGTCGGTGAGATAGCGGCACTGCTCCATTTTTTGGAGCTGCTGGACGGTGTATCGGTATTTCATATTGGGCCTCCTTTACGAAGTGCCCCTCCCCTTTGATCTACCGATGCAGGGGGTCAGGACCCCTGCGCGTCTATCATGGCTAACAGCTTTTCCAGGTCGTAAAAATTCCGTGGGTTCAGCCCGGTTTCCCGCTGAATGAGCCGAAAGCGGTAGCGGATGGAGTTATAGTGCAGGTAAACCGCGCCGCCGGTCTTTTTCATGCTCATGTCGTTCTCCGCATAGGCTTTCAGCAGTTTTTTGTCTCGATCCTCCATAGCTTACCTCCTTTTGTTGCGATGGGCGGCTGGCGGTCAGCCATCCCAGCCATCCTTTCTACGGCCGTAGAAATAGGCGTTGTAGGCTTTGTAACGCTCATTTATGCACTGGGAGGCGATCAATCCGTCGGTCTCCCGCGTCATCCGCGCCCATAAGCCGCAACTCTTCATTTCCGGGCAACCGCAGCGGTACACACAGTTTGGAACCAGCGCGTCGCTAAGCTCCGGTTCCGTCTCCCGCAGGGCTGCCTTGAAGTCCTCTGCGTATGCCCGTGTCTCCGCCGACGCTTGGTGACAAAGACGCTTTCGCATGGTGTCAATGGCCGCCTGGGCGTTCATTTCGCCGGTGAAGTTCACCGGGACATCTTGTGGAAGCTTGTCCCGTGGAGTGCCGGTGCGGTCGGAGCGCTGAGTGGATACCTTACTCTCCCAGTGGTGTGTTTTCCAGTGCATGGCGATCCAGTATTTGATCCCCGTCCACTGGAAGCGGACGGAGAGATCCCGGATGGGGCTGTGTTCGGCAATCAGGATGCGCCGCTTGAAGTTGGCGCTGGGGTCGTGTCCCAGAGGCGGCTTGCTCACGGTGGCCCGGCAGTCATCCACCACTTCCTCCCAACTGCCCTTAATTTTCAGGATCTCTGTTTTCATCGGCATTTCCTCCGTCCTTTATGTCCTGTCGAAGCTCGTCAAGTACAATATCTGTCTTTTCTGCGACACTATGCCACCGAGAAAATACGATAATTCCATATACCGCGAAGCAAATGAACGCGATATTAGTAATTGTCTGGATGGTCTCATACATGGTCAGCACCTCCGTCCATCTTTGCCCCGCAGTTGGGGCAGTAAAGCTTGCCGTATTCTTTCGAGAAATTTCGGCAGCGGGTGCACTGCTTCTCATAGTTTCCCGTTTCCAGATTGAACCGGCCCGTGCCCCACCGCCCATACAACACCGGGGCCACGTCGGCGGCTGGTGGCGAGGCGACGATCTCCATTGCCATGGCGCCGTCGGAACCGTCCACCCATTTCGCCGCCATCACCGCTCTTACGGCAGTTTCCCGCTTAATATATTCAGCCATTGTCAGCCCTCCTGTTCCATGCTTCCGTCGCTTCTTCCGGCGTATCGTAAATATAGACACCGCCGACAATCCCGCCGTCCACTTCATAAACTGCAATCGGGCAATTCGGATTGTTTTCGTGTGTGTGGCGGATCATGTATCCGATGCCGCTATATGGCCGCTTCAAATACTCCGCATCGTGCAGATTTCCCTCGTCATCGCAAGGCACGAGAATGGCCTTCCCGCCGCAAAACGGGCAGGGCTTTAATTCAGCCATCCTTCATCGCCTCCACATAGCACCAGCTCTGGGGCGGGCGCTTGATTGTCACCGGCTCCGAGCCAAATTTAGTTTCACGCAGACGAGTAAACTCGTCCAACCCCTTCGGTTGGTCATAGATCAGCAGGTCTGAGATGTGCCAGCCGTAGCCGGTTTTCCCGTTGCCGATGTAGTCAGCAAGCTCCTCGTATGTAAGACAAGATCGCTCCATGTGCTCGAAAAGCCAGTTCTGAATGCTACCATTGTCGAAAACATTGATGGGAAATATCCGGTCGCAGGTAAACTCTCCAATGACCTTGCCATTACACCGACCAACGGTATTTGTGCGATAGTTAAGCTTGTCCAGTTCCGCACAGGACACAGAAATGTAAGGGTGATCCATAGTGCAATAGATATAGCACTTGAACGGTGTTTGTAGCTTCGGGCGCGTTTTTCGTACCTCGATGGTTTTCTCACCATTGGCGATCTTCTCCACCCACTTGGGGCGGATGCTCAGTATAATAGCCTTACTCATTCTTCATTCCCTCCATTCTGAGCCTCGCTCACGGCTTGCCCTCCCACGGAGATTCAAGCCATTTTTTAATTTCACGAAAATCTTCTGGCACCATCGAAACACCAGAGAGGTCTTTCGTGATGCAATCCATCCGGAATTTGAACAGCACCCCGGCCAGCTCGGTGTCCGACATGGTTCGGATCCGGTCGGCAATGGTAACGGGCCACGTGCGATACGGGCACTTTTCGATTGCGGCGCATTTTTCAACGTCATAGCCTATCTGCATGGGGCAGTTTTCACCGGTGCATTTTTTCATTACATTCCCTCCGTCCTTTCAAACCTGATTTTCATTTGCGCCGGGCAAAGGTCCACTTCCGGTCTGCGCTTTCCAGTCCACCGAAGGCCACCGGCTTGTCCAACGCATTTCCACCCGGCAGCCCGTAGGCTGGCCCCATTTTCTGTGTCTAAAATGTAGGTCACAAGCCGTTTATAGCCCATAGCCCGTGCTGCTCTCCACGCAGCCGCATACAGCATAGAGCAGGCGTTGCGAGTTCCGTCTGTGCAAAGCCGGTTGACCTCCAACGTCCAGCCATCATCCAGATGCCGGGACACTGGACGCCCCACAATGGCAACCCCTACGATCTTCTCTCCATCGGACAGCCCAATGGAAAACTTGTGCCCCACCACAGGCCCGTGGTGCCGGTGGTACTGCTCAACGTAGGCATTGGCTTCTCGCAGTGTCATGGGGCAGATTTCAAGCATTGCTTTTCACCTCCGGCGGTTCCGGCAGCCGCTCCTCCACCGGGATCCACCGCTGTTCAAGCAGTTCCGCGCTCTCCTTGGCCACCAGCGCAGCCGCTTCCCGCAGTTGCTCGTTCTGCCCCCGCAGTTTCTCAATTTCTTTCGCCTGCGCTTCGACCCGGTCAGCGGCTTCGGTCAGATCGTCGCCCAGCGTGATGGGCGTTTCCCACTCATTTGCCTGTGCCCATTCTGCGTGCTCACGCAGTGCTTTTACGAGGTTTGTATCTCTCATAGTTCATCCTTTCCACACGGGAACAAAAACCGCCCCATGTCTCCCAGTCCCTCCACTGTGCCGAACCGACGTTTGGTCACGGCAATGGGGAACTCCTCGATCTCACTGGCCCACAGGCACGTTCCGTAGCCGTTCAGCTGCTCCCAGATCAGCGGAAAACCGCCTATTCCATCGAACAAACTCGCCATTGTGGCGTCCCGCTCGTAGTTGCCGCACAGCCGTTTCAGCAGCCATTTCCACGGCGGCAGGGCGATGGAGTTTCCCAGTGCCTTATACCGGGGGCTGTCCGCATCCTTGTGGCGCTTGCCCTTGCTGTCCGTCCATTCGCCCAAGTCGGTCCAGTGGTCAGGGAATCCCTGTAATCGTTCGCATTCCAATGGGGTCAGACGGCGAACCACCATGTTTTGGCGGGCCGTATTGTTCAAGTTCAGGCTTTTCCCGCCGCTTTCCTTTGCTTGCAAGGTGCCGTTTGTCTCTCCGCCCTCACGGAAGTTCCGGCAGTCAACGGCACACACAAGATCTGTTGCATCCTTAAAGTCACGTTGCTTGCAACTACTTGCAACACCCCCTTCGCGGTAATCGCCGAATCCCTGCATTTGGTATGTCAACGGGATCTGGTTGCCGCCGGTTCCCATACGGGCTTGCAGACTGGGCGCTACCTCGCCGCAGTCCCTGATGACATCGCAGGCGTGGCTCATATCCAGAATGGAGGGATTGTGCCCATGCTCCTGTGCTCTCAGCGTCCCGGAAACATCATGGCTCACGCCCATCACATTCCCACCCTGATCGTTCAGGCACAGCACCGCCGGTTTGTTACCCCCGCACTCTGCGTTCAGCGTAGGAGCCTGTTCCTCTGCGTAACCAATACTTCGTGCCTTTTCGCTGTTTCCCAGCTTAAACCCGGCGCAGACCGCCGGACGGTCAATGGTGTTCAACGTATAGCAGACATCTTCTTTCCAGCCCTTCCCGTTACATCCGGCGGTATCAGCCCGGTCGATTGCGTTTCCTTGAAGGCATATCACCGACCCGGCGTCTTTGCCTGCTCCACCAGCACCGCTTTCAGCACCGGCGGAAGGGTCTTCCCCCGGCGCTCCGCTCTCCGCAGGATGCCTTGACACGCTTTGCCGGTTAAACAATATTTCCCATGCGGTGTCGCCTCCAAAATCTGCGACAAGCGCGATTCTACGGCGACGTTGGGGGACTCCCCAGTGTTGCGCATCGAGCACTCGCCACGCAACGCTCCATCGTCCTCCCACTTCATCGTGGTATCCCCCCCAGGTGTTCCAACCTTTTTCAGACACTTCAATATCGGGGGCTTCCGGTTCTGCGACCCGGATGGCTTCTTCGAGGACGGCTGCGAAGTCTTTCCCTCCGTTGGAGCTGAAGGCTCCGGGGACATTTTCCCAGACCATATACCGAGGTCGCACAAACTCACCTGTTCGCCCGCTTGCCATGTCACGTGCTCTCATCTCCTTGATAATCCGTATTTGCTCCATATACAGGCCGGAACGCGCCCCGGCAAGCCCTGCCCGCTTTCCAGCAATGGAAAGGTCCTGACATGGGCTGCCGCCGATCACTACGTCCACAACGGGGGCTTCCCCACCGTGGATCTTTGTTATATCGCCTAAGTGGAGCATATCAGTCCTCCAATTCCCCGCCGCAGGCGGCATATCCGGCGAGATCAACAAAACAATCGCCCGTTGCCCGGTTGCCCTGAATTCGTGCGATTTTCAGCAGCGCCATCATCATGGCGACGTCCTTTGCCGTAATCATGTGCCCGGTGTATACCGTCCAGTATTGCCCAATCAGGCCGAAACTGTCCTCTGGCGTTCCATAGTCGGTTTCCCTTCCTCCGCACACGCACTGCTTGGCAGCGGTCAAAATCTCCTTGCGGGTCACCATTATGCCTCCTCAATTTCCACGCGGATCGTATCTCCGCTCCAAAATTTGTGTTCCACGGCACGGAACCACTCCCGGTTGTCATCCGGCAGTATGTAGCCCTTCATCGCATCCACAAAGGCTTTGCCCAGCGCGCCGTGATTGTCAACGTCCAGATTGTCATTCCAGAAAAATGTCACTTTGACGGGTTTTTTTACCAGACGTTTTGTAACACCTGCTTTGCGCATTGCCAAGTGGGCCAAGGTGTGCAGCTCTTCCGCATCTTTCTTCCGCTGCGACCAGTGCTTACCGGCGTAATACGCGTTTAGGCCAAACCGCTTGTTCCACGCCGCTTTACCGCGCTTCGTTGCCGGATAAGGGATCTCAAATGCAATCACCGCTTTTCCTCCTTACCGTTGGTAATGACGCTGACCACCCGGACGCGGCCCAGAGGCTCCAGCAACATGGCCACGGCTTCCTTGGTTGCCAGCAGGTCACCGTCCTCATGGACGTCAATCACAAGCCTTGTCATGCGCCCTCCTTTGGTCTGCCCGGAACTGGGGACAGGCATAGATTCTGTAAGATTTTGCGGAGAAATCGTCCGGGTCGCGGTTCATGTTATTTCGGATGATGACCGGTTCCGCCTTCCAGCCGGGGACGGGTTCCCCTTTTGCTGACCACTCGCAGCCGCCGCAGGCGTTGGCGCAATCCCAGCAGGGCTGACTGTGGGGGACGATGAGGCAATCCGACAGCTTAATATTTGCGGCCATTACACACCAGCTCCTTTCACTATCGATTCCCAGCCCGCATAAGTCATGCCCTGCTTCTTCGCTTCGGAGGGGGTGGGGATGCCGGCGGCTTTCCACCGCTCGTGCAGGGCTTCGTACTTCGCATAGAACTTTTCCAGATAGATGTCGGACGGCTCCGGCATGGGGGCCTCCTCCGCGTTGGGCTTTTCCAGTTTTGGGAGGAATGGAACCAGTTCATACACATCCGGGTAAAACCGGTTTCCCCTCGCCCGGACAATGACCGCCTGTTTCACGTCCTCGTAGTCCCACGGAGCCAAAACCAGTGTCCATGCCTCTAAGTCTGCGGCGGTGCGGGACTGCTGCTTCGCGTTGGGGTAGATTGTTTCGATCAGGCTGAACAAGCGCCGGGTATCCTGTTTCTCCATGTTCTTCTCCTGTAAGACTTCCGTAGAAGTCTCTAATAGCTTCTTAATAGCTTCTTTTAGCTGCTGCTGCTGCAGCTAAGAGAGATAATATATATAATCTTTTCTTCTTAGGGGGGTGTGGGGGGGCGTTCTTCTTTTCTCTGCGGCTGCTGTGTGCGTCGGTGATCGTGCTGCGGCTTGCTTGCATCCGCCCGTCATCACTCTTTAGACACACACGGCAAAGCTGTTAAAAAGGAAGCTCCCCGTCATCCTCAATTTCGGTGAAATTATCAGTGGGGGCGGGGGCGGCATAGGCACTTTGGGCAGGGGTCTGCCCAGCGGTGCTTGCAGAGACGCAGACGTAATCTGCCATCAGATCGTTATAGGTCTTGCCCTCATAGTCGTGGCTCTCCACGCGGCCCACGGCGAATACGGAATCGCCCTTGCGGACATTGGCAAGGAGCCGTGCCCAATGGCCCCAGCCCTTGACGGTGAGCCATGCGGTGGTGCCGTCCTGCTTATCATAGGCCGGTACGGAGACGGAGCCGACCTCCTTTCCGCTCTGGGTGGCGTAGATCTGGCCGCCCTTGGCGGCGCGGCCCACGATCAGGCCGGTTTGCAGCTTCTTGCCCTCCTTGCTGTAGGTAGGCAGTCCGTTTATAAACATCAGGCATTCTCCTTCGGTTCCAGCGCGTCCAGCAGGGCGTCAAAGTCCTTGCTGAGTACCTTGCTGGCGCTGTCATAGCCGTGGGACTTCAAGAGGGTTTTCGCCTCCTGCTTCGTCAGGCCGTGGCGGGAACAAGCCGAATAGAAGAATTTGACCTGCGCGGCGGTAATGGGGGCGTTGGGGTCCTTGTTGGTCATGTAGGCGCTGCCGTCCTCGGTGTCGCTCTCGATGTCCTGGGTGAACATATCGGACACACAGCCAAGGGACAGGGCGGCGGAGACCAAAGCGCGCTTCTGGGCCATCTTAATGGCGCTGTTGGCACCGTCATAGGGGGACTGGGAACCGGTGCGGCCCTCCCGGGTGTTGCCGGAGCCGTAGGCGGAGGTGATGACGAACTCCTTGCCGTCATAGATCTTGATGAGGTCGCAGCGGACGAGGAAGTAGAAGAAGCCGTGCTCGATGTCCTCCAGCTTGCTTTCCAGCGTGTAGCGCTGGCAGAGGCCGTAAGCCACGGCCACCTTTTCCGCGCCGGATTTGAAGAGGGTGGGGTTTTTCGTCATGGCGTCGCCGTTCTTCTTGCGGATCATGCCGAAGTCCACACCCCGGCGGAGGGTTGCGGGTGCGCCGTTAGGGGCGCAGATGGTGTAATTGCCGGAGCGGGGGACGGGGGCCACCGTCAGGGCAGCGGCGGTGTATTGATACAGGGCGAGTTCATTCATATGCGTTTCTTCCTTTCTGTGGCTTTGTGAAGGGTGCGGCAGGCGTTCACCAAATTTGAATTTGGTTCTACATGGCGAAGCTCATAAGTGCCGTCCTTTGAGAGTTTCAAGGCATAGAGCGCTTGAATTTTTCCGAAACCGCAGCGTGGGTCCCATGAGAAAATCATCTTGTAGGCGGTGAGCTGGGCGGAGAGGGCGGCGTCATGGAGCTGACCGGTCTTAATGTCCAGAATCGCGGGGGCATTATGGATGATGCCAAAGCGGTCCATCGTTCCGGCCATTTTCATATTCCGGTCCGCTATGGGACATTCAATCAGCTTCCATTCCGGTTTCCAGTCCTTGAGGAACCGGCGGTATGCTTTCAGGTATCCGGCGATCTCCGGGGTTTCCTCCGGCTCTTCGCCGTAGTCAATGAGGGCGCAGGCTTCGTGGACGGCGGTTCCCCGGCGGGCGGCAGGCTCCGCCAGCCATGGCCGGCCTGCCTTGTAGTCATAGGCGCAGAAGCGGGTGACTTCGGTCACGCTGGGAAGCTGGATGCCGTCAAGGGTGTAGGTGTGGGTGGCCTCGTCAAATGTCAGCATGACGGCCCCTCCGTATACAGGACCGGGATACCAAGGGCATCGGCAAACAGGTCCATATCGTCATCGATCATATCCAGCAGGTAATTCTTGAAGCAGGACGGGCAGTACAGCTCGCCGGTTGATAACACATAGAGCCGATCACAGTCATCCTCCGCGGTGGGGTTCATTGGGTGGCCGCAGTGTTCGCAGATTGGGTAATTTTTCCGGGTCATAGTTGTGTTTCCCTCCAGACACGGACCGCATGGGCGATGTCCGTATAGTTTTTCGTGCGGTAGCCGCAGGAATCGCAGAGGACGAAGAAGCCATCCGTGGTCCCTTGAGCGACCATCCGCTTGCCGCCGTACATCCCACAGCGGGGACAGGGCGGCAGTTCTTTCATTTGACGGCGGCGGCGGCCCATCAGACCGCCTCCAGGATATAAGCCAGTGTCAGGGCCAACAGCCCCAGAAAGCAGCCGAATGAGACCCAGGCGGAGAAGCCGGCCCGGCTCCGGCGGCGCTCCTCCCGTGTGCGGTTATCTCTTTTCACGGCGGGGCCCCCTTTCGATGCGATCCACGATCCGCAGGGGCCACGCGGCGACGGTGGCCACGCCGATCAGCACGAAAATGAATGTGGTTGTGTCCATAGCTAAACCTCTCCAAAGTGGTAGCCCTGGCGGCGGCCATCGTCGAAGCTGACGAGGAACCAGCGGTGCGGGCTGTTGATGTAAGTGACGGTGCCGGTTTTTGGGCGGGGATGGTCGCCCTCAATTTGAAACGGCCATGTTCCCCGTGCGCCCAGTGACGGGCGGTGGGGTGTTTCCGGGGCCTGACGGTTGCGGGCGATGCTGTTGTAGCTGCTCATTTTTTGCCTCCGCAGAGTTGCCGGGCGAAGGTGGCGGCGGAGATATGGCCGCTGGCGTCCATAGGGTAGTACTTCCTGACGGTGCGGGGATCCCGGATGCCGGTGAACGCCTTGATGTCCTTGATGTTCAGAAGCTGCCGCCCTCCGGTAAAGGCGAGGATTTGTTCGAGATTGTCTCGATATGCTGGATGTTCCATAGGGGCCTCCTTCTTTTGTTTTGTCGTGATCGCGATTGATTGGGCGGGGTATAGCTAATCTAAGCCGCCGCACTGCCGAGCAGATCTATTCCATTCCGTTGCTATTCCTAACTGCACCATGCTCTTCCATTGCTGCTCTTAGCAGTACGCAACTTCGCCCCTCCATGGCATGGCTTCTCTGTGCATTGCCTTTGCTAAGCACTTCACTACTTTGCCGTTGCTGTTACCAGCATCGCATAGCCTTGCCGTGGCCGATCTTTGCGTTACAGGGCTTTGCCGTCGCATTGCTGAACGATTCGCGGCCCTTCCATTCCGCTGCGTTACTGGGTCTCCTCCCAGGTAAACCGGCCTTTCCCACTGTTGCGCCACTGGCCGATGCCGGAGAAGCGGCCATAGTCCAGCCATTCCCGGACGGCCTTCTCATGATCGTCGCAGAGGCAGGTCACCCGGAACTCGCAGGTAGCCCCGGCTGGGATCTCCTCACTCATGGCAAGGCTGACGCGCTCGCCCTGGGCCGTCTGCGCTCTCAGGGGGCGCTGACACTCGCCCACGGGGCCGTCAAACTCCAACGGGATCACGCGGGGCTCCGGGAAGATCAGCTTGTCGATCTCCTTCTTGTAAGCCTTGATCTTCTCGCTGGCCGTGCCTTTGACCTTGCGGAGACCGCCGCAGGTGTCCTTGAAAAAGCCCTTGATCTGGTAGTCATACAGGAACGGGGTGCCGTCCTCCATCCGGGGGAACACCGTCATGGCCTTTTCTGCCACGGCGTCAGCGCCCAGCGCGGAGACTTCCTCCTCCACGGTGGCGGCATCGGGGGACTTGGAGCCGATAAACTCCCGGTAGATCTCCGGGTTGGCGGGGGACGTGCCGAGGATGGGTTCGGTGAAGGTGAGCTTTACTTTCAGTTCTTTCATGTTGATTCTCCTTTTCGTGATTGCTTGTTGGTGTGAATTGGTGTATGTTTGGGGGTAAGGGGGGATGTGCGGTGCAGAGGGAATTTGAAGAATACGCAAAGAAGTTAGCGGCGGATCAAGCCGCCAAGGAACGCGCTAAACAGGATGCCGAGAAGGAACGCGAGCGCCGATTTCAAAAGAAGATTGCGATAGCACAGGTGCTTGTACCGCTTATAACGTTCATCCTGGGCATCCTCGTGGAGCACCTTTCCAGCATTGGCGAGATCGTTTTGAGAATTTTGCATAAATAACACCTCAGGAGGGATTGAAATGAAGAAAATACTGAGCGGAATTTTAGATTTTACGGAATTTGTCCCGTTGGGATGGGTTTTGACCTGTATTGATCTGGGGGTTGACTGGATCATAGAATTACCGGTTGAAGGTCTGTTGACCTTGGCAGCGGCAACATTTATCGCCGGAATACTTTCAACATTCGGGTCTTTCGTTGCGGCTGGCGGGAATTGGGGGAACTCCATGCCAACTGGACACGATTTGCCCATTGGAGAGCGGATCAGAAACCTTCTGATTATGCTGGCGGTGCTTGCGTTTATCACCTATGCAATTAGGCTTGCAATGCCATCGTAAAAAGACTTGCATAGATGTTCCTATTCTGGTAAAATAAGTGCATCCCATTAGAAAGGGGGCGAGGCCTATCAAAGCGGCGCTTAAAGCGTTTGCCACGGCAGGCTTTTTGCCTCCCACGCCAGAACAGAACCAAACCAGGCTTTGACCAGATGGTGGGAAAGCGGAGTCGCAGCCGCAAAGATGGTGCTTCAAGAAGAAGCGGGCCGTTAACCGCCTGTGCGATCCCAAACCAGGGATTCACAGTGCATTGACGTTTCTGGGTAAAGAGCGAGGAAAATTGTTCGTGTAACGGCACGAATAATTTTTCGGTTCAGTGGTTCGATTAAATCTTACTTTCTGGGTATAAAAATATTGTCCATGGGAACGCCGTAAAGATCGCAGAGGGAAAGCAGCTTGTCCGCTGGGGGGAATCGTTTGCCGATCTCCCAATTGTAAATCGTGCGGCTGCTGACCCCAATGGATCTTGCGGCGTCTGCCTGCTTCATTCCACGGTTTACGCGGGCAGCGCGGAGGGTAACTTGAAAGCTCATAGCGTGAACTCCTTTCGTTCGATTTAATCTAACATTATAATACCACCGGCGAAAAGGGATGTCAAGCAAAAAGTTAGGTTAAAACGAAAAAAAGTTCTTGCAATTCGATTAAAAATGACTTACAATGGATTTAACAAAAAAAG